CAATAATAGACGCAGTTGATTCGTCTTTCTTCAGGCCATCGGGCATGAATACCCCGCCTTCAGTCTTTTCACTAATCTCTGGAAGTGCGATCAGAAGCCTATATCCCGTAGGTTCTGGTAGTTTTGACTGCAAGCTATCGCTTACTTTTGTGTCTTCGACATTTACTGTCGCGTACATTGCTCACCCTCGTGCAGTGATTTAAGGCCCACCGTTGCCTTTGCGCGGACCATCCGCGAATATGGACAAGTTAAATAAAAAAGTTCTACATTTCAATATATCTTTTTTCTAATTCCTTTACTTCCTGTTCGATCTGCTCAAATGCTTCATATTTTGCTGTCATCTTCAGATAGTCTTCATAAGATTTTGCACCACCCTGTGCCAACCAAAGTTCAATAGAACTTTTATATTCTTCTAGCTGGCGTGACAGTAATCCAATTACTGAATCACTCATTTGACTTGTCTATCTCCTTTGCGATCTCTAAGCCTAACTTAGCTCCTTCAATCTTTTCTTCCCTAAGTCCCTTATCAAGCTCTGTTGCAATGCGAGCCGCAAGCTGACCAGCAGCCCTGTCGTTTTCAGAAGATAGTCTTTCTGTCTGAAGCTCTAAGCTTCCGATCTTCGCTGCGGTATCAAGCTGATGTTTCTTATTATCCATATCAACCTTGTGTTTAAGCTCTGCTTCTTTGATCGCAAGCTCACGCTGTTGAATCTGAGTCAATGGGTCTTTTGCTTGCTCTTCTGCAGCCTTCTGTGCAGCTTCCGCCTTATTCTTGCCAAGAAGTTTTTGTGCTGCGTCTGCCGCAAGGCGAGATATTTGTTCTTCAACGTCCTCTGGAAGGGGTTTATCCTCATCTGGCATCTCCACACCAAGAGACAACTGTATTTCTTTTCTGTATTGATAAGCCACATGCTCTGTAATGTGTGCAGCCATTGCGCTTTGTATTGCCCCTGCGAATGGAGACTGCCCAACAATCTGTTGTATTTTGGGGTCTTCTAGAGCTGCCATGTGCACCTGAATGTGTGCTTCATGATCTTGATACATGAATGCTTTTACTGGCTCTTGTTTCAAGATAGCCATGTTTTCAGTTACTGGGTCTTTTGGTTTTATGTCATCAGGAAGTTTAATAATGCTTGATGCATCCTGAATGCCTAAAACCTCCAACATCTGACGATGCAACTTACCCATATCATACAACTGAGGCGCCTGTTGTGCGAGCTGTAGAGCCGCTTGATACTGCATAACTCGTTGAGACATGGTCGCTGCATTTGGATCGGACACAGGAACAACATCAATACGTCTGTCAAAGTCTTCTACACGATTGAAGTCACCATCCATTTCATATGCATATGCTTCGGGCATATAGTCATGAATAATCTTAGCTAGAATTCTAAGCTCATTCTTTAGAGCAGCATGCAGTCTTGCCTGAACGCCAGACATAACTTTCATGGACCGCTCCATCAAGGCTAGGGTTGTACCTACTGGTGCCTGCGGATTCATGTCTCCAACTTGAATATCTGCTACAGACCCAATTCTTCGTCCCTCTTCGACAATGTTTCCGAGTAGAGAGTAGAGTACCGACGATGGCTCTTTGTAAGGGATGAACGTAATTGAATCGCGGATCGCGCCACCTGGAACATCCACGTCCCTGAACTCGCCAGGCATAAGCGGACTGTCATCACCTTTAATACGGAGACCGCGAGCTTTAAGGCCAGCAGGTAAATTCGATAGCGTACCAGCGTCAATGAGCTGGCGGAGAATCGAGGTAGCCGATTTCGCAAGCCCACCCATAAGGTGGATAAGTCCCGTTCCATAGAACCCAAGACCTGGGAGATATCTGTAATGAACGAAGTGGTTTCTTTTCTTTTTCTTTTCGTCGTCTTCATACCAATTTCTCCGTATGGCTAGAATTGTAGATGACGATTTATCGATAGTAACAACGTATGGACGTGCAATACCATCAGGATCATCAAACCCTTCTGGCATATTCATATCAACATGCATCTCTAGGATTGTATGCCGATCATCGTCCTCAATGACTGCCTCTTCACCATCTAGCTCGTCATATTTCTCCTGAATATCAGAGTAATCTGGCTCTGGATCAGGGAGGTCTACATCACGATAGAAACCGTTTACTTGAAGCTGTAGCACTTCATTCGCCGTTTTCTTCATGACATGTGTGTAGCGTGGGCAAGTCTGCAAATCAGATGCGCCGTATGACACCACAAAGTCCTCAGATGGGACGAACATCGCACAGGGACGCTCTAGTAGTGGGTCATAATAAACTTTTTTGAACGCAGAACCTGCGATAGGCAGCTTGAAAAGGAGCTGCTCCGTTTCATCGCGGTACTCTGTCATTTCTTCCGTGAGTAGGTAGTTCATCTCGTTTTGTACACGAGCGGCTTGGTCTGTCTTGGCTGGGTCTTGTTTACCTACAACCTTAGTACGAACAGGCCCAGACGCAGGGAATATCTCACCCATCGCCTGAGCCTGGAAGCGGACTACAGCCTCTGTGAGGAGTGGGTGGAACACGCCCGATGCTCCAGCCCAAGGCTGCTGTCTGTCTTCGACTTTCATACCTAGCAGGTCTAGCCCTTTGACGTATGCACGTGCCCAGTCTGAGCGAGACTCACGGTCTGCTTGGAAGTCGGCTAACAAATCAGATGCCATAGCGGCTAGGTCGTCATCTTCTATAAGTTCTGCGAGGTTGTCGTCGTGTTGTTCACCTAACAGTTCGTCGGTAATGTCACCCTCAAAATCAATAATCACTCCACCGTCTTCTGTCTCCATGGCGACAGCGTCAGGGTTTACTATCTCAATTTGAAGTTCTTCGGCGTCATCTTCCATACCTTCAATCTCGAAGGGAGTCATTGTTTTCTCGACAGCCATATTATGTCCTCATGCAAAAGTTATAGCGACTATAGCAGATACCACCACTCTCCGTCCAGTGGGTGTGGACGCCGTAGCAGTGTAGGGTGGAAGAGGCACGGCGTCCACTGAGGGCGGGGATAGCACCCTCGCCGTACACTATACTACTAATAATACTCGCGTCTATGCTGATAACTTGGTTCGTCATCCCAATCATCTGTCGGCAACCGTATAAATCCACCCTGACGGAACCGTAGCAGGGCCATTACGGTGGAGTCAACAAGGTCGTCATTAGACATAAACGGAAACCCAGCGACCTCTTCAACTAACTCTTCAGCCCACTTTGTTGAGGGTACCCACGCCATGCCTGATGCGATGATATCAGCCACAGAATTGAGTCGAGCCATTTTATCACCTGTCCCACGGTGGGGTGTATACTCCTGCACAGGTATGCCCATACGCCGCATTTCTTGGTAAATCGCCACACCTGCGGACTTTTTCTCCACAATGAACGCGTCTGGCTCCCATCTGCGGTACTCATCCAGCGATAACTGCTTTAATTCGGGAAATTCTAACCGTTCTTTGATAGAATCCAGCAAAATTAAGTGGTGATTGCCCTCCTCTTCGTTAAAAAACACCCCCCAAGTCGTAAGTGCGGTGTAATCGGCGCGGTTATGCTTCTCTGCCGCAGCATCAAGAGACATAATTATGTATTCTACGGGTGGTGGGTTGTCATGAGGCCATATCCCCCACCATTCTCGCTTGATTATCGACGCTTCTTCAGCCGTAGGTTGTTGTTGATACTGCGCATTCCACTGGAACGTGGGCATCGACGCTTTTGTACGCTCTAGAGCTGCTAAATCAAAGAACTCAGGCCACAACGGCTTCTGTATCGGCTTACCGTTCTCGTCTTCTGCGTCCAAGATCGCGGGAAACTCCACAATCTCGTACTGGTCAGCCAGCTCATTCTTGATCATATCGTTAGTCACACGCCCCGTGAGGTCGTCCATGTGCCAACGAGTCTGTACAATCGCAACCCTACCACCTGGCATCAGACGTGTCCGAGCACCGAAGGTGAACCACTCGTATGCTTTCTCAAATACGGAGAAGTTACCGTTAATTATGTCCTGCTCAGAATGTGGATCATCCACAAGCAACAGATCAGCACCGCGCCCAGCCAAGGCAGAGCCGACACCACACGCGAAATACTCGCCTCCAAAATTCGTATTCCAACGTCCAGCAGATTTACTGTCAGCAGCCAACGCAACATCAGGAAATACCTCTTTGTAGTCATCTATGTCTATCAGGTTACGCACTTTACGCCCAAAGTCTACCGCAAGGTCGGTAGTGTGAGACACCATCATAACCTTTTTCCCTGGATTCCGCCCGAGGAACCACGCTGGATAGAATATAGACACAAGCTGAGATTTACCGTGACGCGGCGGGATGTTGACGCATACACGGTCTTTGGTCCCACTTTCCAGTGCCATAAGCTGATCTGCTAGTATGCGGTGGTGCCTACCAACCTTGTAGTCAGGCTGCATCTTCTTACAGAACGCTATCAGGTCGTCGTGCGCTGACTGATTCGCGTTTCTCGTCGCCAGCTCATCTACAATCTTGTCTATCTCATCTAGCTCTTCAGGGCTAAACGAGTCCAAATTGTCGAGCATATGTTTGATCTCTTCTGGAGAGAAGTCCATGTCTGCAGCGATTTCGGCGAGGTTAGTCGTCATCTAACCCTAACTCCTTGTCCACATCGATCACTTCGCCCTGTATTACAATGGCGTCTTCAACTTCGGGTTCAGGATTTGCGAGTCGCATGAGTTTATCGCGCAGTTTATCTTTTAGGTCGTCGGTAGTCTGGTGGGTGATCGTCACCTCAGTTTTCTCCGCAAACAAGCCAACGTCACTGACCTTACCGAGCAGCTCCAAGGCACGAATACGTATCCGTGGGTCTGGATTCTCTGTTTCTTCGATCAGTTTGTTCGTCACAAGATGTCGTACTTGTGTAGCTGACTTAACCACCGAGTGTCCGAAATCTTTCAAGATACGGTCTGTCATAAGCAAAGTTGCTGGTGTGAGATTCGCTACCCGCTTAGGTGTGGCTGCTCTAGACGTTTTTTCAGGATCGTCCGCGTAGGCCATAGCAAGTTGCGAGGCAATATCCCTATCCTCTGCATTGCCTTCTATCTTCAAGCCTTGCGTACTTAGATACTCTGCGGTCTTTGCAGCGGCAGATGCTTTGTCTGCCAAGTCGCCTAGTTTTGGATCAGGACGCATTTTTACGCCCTTTTCTGGTTCTATATGCATTGTTCCTACTTTCACCCGTTTTACTAAAATATAGAAAATTTTTTGCGCGTAATCAATCTAAGCCATATTTAGCCGATTTCGGTAGGGGGGTAGGTGGGGGTCAAGATGTTCCAATTTCGTGGAAAATGAAAATTTTTGTGTGGAATAGTATTATATAGTTGTGTGTGACAGGCGGCGTGTCGCGGGGGGTGGGGGTGGGTGGGGTCTAACATACTGTTATTTATGTAGTTTTGTACTACGCTTGCGGCCTGATAATAGGACAAGCGATACCAAATTGCGTATAAAGTTCTTGTCAGGCGATGATGCCGACAGCGTAGTACAACACTGCGTTCAACAACGATAAACAAATGGAGGACATTATGTCTAATATCGTTCTAACAGACCAATTCGTTAAACTATTCACAGAGGCGGGCAAAGCCGAGACCAACGTGAAGAAAAAGCGCGGCGCGCTTTTGGATTACTGCATTGATTGCGGTATCGATTTCACCAAGGAAACACTGACGAAAGAGCAGTTGGATGAAATCCGCGGCCTTATCGCACTACGCTTTCCACCCGCCGCGCGGAAGCTTATCAAAATGGGGCCAAAGGCATCAGGCGGCACTGTCGTCGAGGATTGGGACGGTTTCACCCATAATTCACGCGGACAAGCGCATACATGGTCTCATTGGGATAATGAGATCAAAAGCGTTATTCGCGGATTAATCAGAGGCCTTGAACGCCGCAAAAAAACCACAGCGCGTATCGCGTCAGGCGGCAGCAGAATTCGCACAGTACATCAAGTTTTGAGCGAAGAAACCAATAAGCTTTTCAATAAGCTTATCAATGCCGACGTGGACAAGCTTCCCGAGGACATCGACATTGATGAGGCAACCGCCGCGTTCAAGGCCGTTGCCAAGGCTTGCGGTTTCACTCTGATCCGTAAAGACAAATAATACCAATGGGCGGCGCAAGCCGCCCTAATCTTTTTTAAAATGGAGAAAATAACAATGGAACCCGTAAACAACAACCAAGTAATCGCTGACCTAATCGCTGACGCGAAACAACAGCGCGACGATATTGCACAATCTGTGCAGCAATTAATCGCTATCCGCGACACAATGCGGGAGGCTTTGCGTGATGTCGAACACTGCGTCAGCGAGGCGCACAATTCTTTCAATGACGCCGAGTTTAATAGTTGGGCTGGAATGGATGAACCAACTGATCCCGATGAAATTAAAACCGTTGGTCAGATGATCCATTGGTCAATGGCCCAAGATGAAGTTATCGACAACCACGATGTTTAACCGATGCCCCGAGCCGAAAGGTTCGGGGCTTTTTTTGTGCCTAGATTTCCGTGGTCTTTGACTACGGGATTTGATGCCAGTTCTCTAAGCAGCTTCGCGTCACAGCGGATTCGGCGAGACAAGGACAGACTTGTAGTTTTGTACTACGGGATTTGATGCCAGTTCCTAATCAGCGTTGCGTCACGTGACGACATCTCTCTGTGTGTTAGTATTCATTACGACGAGCTGCACGAATGTAGTGTTGTACTACACAAACTATACCAGTTCCCTAATCAGCTTTGCGGCAAATGGTAATGTTCGCAAAAAAGTTCTTAAATGTTCGTTTTTGGCAATTTTTAAGTTATTGATTTTAAAGTAATGTTCCTAATGTTCGTAATGTTCGCAATTTAAAAAGATACCCTACGTACGAGACCCCCCTAATCGCGCGATTCCATCCATCATCAAAACGCAATTCTGCCCCGCTCAGTATCCCGATCCCACAGAACTTTCGAACATTGCTTTATATTCAAACACTTACCAAGAACCGCGTCAGAACATTAACGAACATTACCCTAGCCACACCATACGTAGTCATAAACTACCAAACATCACCAGAAATCGTAAAACACACCATACACCAGAAAACTTGACATTCACCACTGTATATGGTATTATATATACAAGTTGTCAGGTAACAGACAACGACACGGCAATCACGCCAACAACAAAAACCACGTAGTTCAAAACTACAAAACAAATGGAGGCCATCATGGCTATCAAGACTGTATGCTGCGCATCATGCGGCGAACCTTACGACCAACGCCGAAAGCAACTGGGGTATAACTTCTGCCTCGACTGCGGCGACTTTCACGCCAAGAAAGTACGCACCTCATGGTGCATCGCACCTATCGCTCACAAGCAAGGCGCGACCCTTGTCACACGCAAATCCGACCTACGCGGTCTGAACAAATACACAGGTGAACTGTAATGGACAATCTAAGTTTCGCACAGATCGGGCATCTAGTCGAAGCCCCCCAAAGCATAAGCAACCTGAAAGAGTTCGTCGAATACTACATGGGTACACGTTGCCCTGAGTGCGACCCTGAGTGTCCCGCGTGTAAAGCATGGGCCGCTGTAGATCACCTAGACCGTCTAGTAGGCGAATTTGTAAACGAAAATGGAGAAAAACAATGAACGCTATGAACACCGTAATCAATGGTAGTGAAAAACTACAAGAAAACGCACCGACACTCGCATCGTCTGCGATGCTAGTCGAGGTTAACATCTCTAACTGGACAGGACGCAAGAAAGACAAGCGCGCATCACAAGACGTTGTGGCACAAAACGCAGCGGCGGCGGGCGTTGCCAACGTCAACAAGAAACTACTCGCCGACAGCGACAGCCTACGTGCGATCCAACAACACGTGACAGCAACTCGTGCCATGCATGCAAACATGACAATGCCCTGGTCAAACTCTGGTCTACGTCTGTTACCGACAGCGCAGTATTTCAAATACAACCAAGCCATGACCCAGATGCAAAACGAGTTCTTTCGTCTGATCCAAGAGTTCTTGGACAGCTACAACGACGAGGTGATCGACGTGCAAGTAAAGCTAGGCGACTTGTTCTCACGTGACGACTACCCCACCGTCGAAGCACTACAGCGCAAGTTCGGGTTCAACATCAACTACATGCCCCTGCCCGAAAGCGGCGACTTCCGCGTTGACATCGGTAACGAGGCACTGAGCGAAGTACAGGAGAAGTACCGAGAGTTCTACACCAAGCAGTACAATACTGCGATGAATGACGTGTGGACACGTTTGCACAAGGCACTGTCCAGTATGTCCGAGCGTCTGGACTACACAGACAAGGAGAACAAAAAAGTATTCCGCGACACCCTTGTCTCGAATGTCACCGACATGATCGAACTGCTACGCGTATGCAACGTGACCAACTCAACACAGATGGAAGCTATGGCGAACCGTCTGGACGAGGCCATGTCTGGAGTCACACCTGACGCGTTGCGTGACGACGACTATTTCCGCGCCGAAACCAAAGCGGCAGTGGACGCGGCAATCAAATCACTACCATCACTAGACATCTAAGGAGAGCGAAATGAAACGTCTAATGAAAAAAGAACCTACCCCGATTGAACTTGTGGCAGCAGCTATGAGTGAAGAACTACACTTTGAGGTGACACCTGAACAGGCAATCCAACGTCTGTGCAACGAGTACCTAAACGCAACCCCTAAGTCTAAAAAATAATATCAGAACTGGAGAACAACAATGACTAATCAAGCACAAGCAATGTATGCGCTATCACTAGACCAGTGTGTATCAGCAATCAAAGCGGTGGGCCACAAGCGCACCGTACTATTGCAGGGTGACATCGGTAACGGTAAATCATCCACCTTGCACACACTGCAAGAAGAATTCCCTAACCACGTGGCATGTTACTTTGACTGTACCACGAAAGACCTTGGCGACCTGAACTTGCCCAACATGGCAGTGATGAATGACGCGGGGTACGTGACGTTTGTACCCAACGAAGAACTCGGTGCGCATCTGGGCAAGCCGATCATTCTCATGATTGACGAACTCGGCAAAGCTAACCCTGCGGTCAAGAACGCGTTGTTGCGTGTCATGCAAGAACGTACTGTTGGTAGTGTTAAACTACACCCTGACAGCATTGTGTATGCGACGACGAACAAAGGTTCCGAAGGTGTTGGCGACTTGCTACCACCACACGCACGTAACCGTTTGGTTGTGGTACAGGTACGCAAGACAGACCACATGGACTGGATCGAATGGGGTATCAACAACGGCATTGATCACTCACTGTTGGGTTGGGTCAAAGACAACCCGCATCTGATGCAGTCATTCGAAGAGGTCAAAGACCCCGACGAGAACCCGTACATCTTCCATCCGAAGCAGCAGCGAGCGGCGTTTGTTACACCACGTTCTTTACATACAGCATCTGACATTTTGCACGAACGTGAACACATGGACGACCAGACGCTAACATCATTGTTGATGGGTGCGATTGGTGATCGTGGTGCGATGGACTTGATGGCCTTTGTGCGTCTCGCCGATCAGCTACCTACATTGCAGTCGATCAAAGACGATCCGAAGAATGCCAAGGTTCCCGACAGCGCCGCAGCTATCTGTATGGTTGTGTATAGAACTTTGTCTGCGTTGGACAAAGACTGGATCAACGCATGGATGGACTACATGCCACGCCTAGACACCGAAGCACAGGCAATGTTTGCCAACGGTGTTCGTGCGCCGAAGTACAGCAAGCAGGCAATGGTCATGCAGAACAAGAAGTTCACAGAGTGGGCTATGCATAACAACCACCTATTCGGTGCGGACAAGAAGTAAGGAGAACAACAAATGTTTGTAGCAAATCTAACAGAGGAGCAGCGGCTATCAAAAGCCGTTGTCGCCATCATGGGCAATCCGAAATACACAGCACTCGCAGGGGTGCTGATGATCGGTGAGCGTACCATCGTCGATGATCCTGAGATCCCGACAGCGTGTACCAACGGACGTGACGAGTTCTATTCACGTGAGTTCGTAAAGCAGCTAAACGATGCAGAGCTACGGTTCCTTGTGTTACACGAGGTGTATCACAAACTGTTCAAACATCTGCACATCTGGCGTCACCTGTACGACGAGAACCCGCAGCTTGCGAACTGTGCCAATGACTATGTGATCAACATCAAGATCAAAGACGACAACGAAGATGGTTTCGCCACCATGACTGGTGTGTTGAAGCATGGCTGTCTCGACGAGCGGTTCCGTGGCATGGACAGCGCACAGGTATACAACTTGCTACGTGATGAACAACAAGACGACGGTGACGGCGGTAGTGGTTCACTACAGAATGGACAGCAGCCATTCGACGAACATGACTGGGATGGTGCGCAGGAGATGGACGCAGAGGAGCAGCGTGAGCTTGCACGTGAACTCGACGAAGCTATCCGTCAAGGTGCATTGGTTGCAGGTAAGATGGGCAGCGGCGGTGATCGTGACCTTGAAGAACTACTACAGCCACAGGTCAACTGGCGTGAAGTATTGCGTGACTTTATCACCGATACATGCGCAGGTTCAGACTACAGCAGCTACCGCAAACCCAATCGTCGCTACTTGTCCGCAGGTGTATACATGCCGAGCGGTATCACTGAGCAGGTCGGGGAACTGGTATTAGCTGTTGACACG